CTTTTAGAGACGGTTCTGCAACTGGAACAGCGTTACTAACTTTATCTGCAAGTGCAGGAGATCTAGATCCATATATTCCAGATGATGGAGTATTATTTCCTAATGGAGCATATTTAACTGCTGACCAAGGTGACATTACAGGTCTAACAGTATTCTACGACGGGTAAGGAGCTTAGATGGCCAACACTACTTCAGGCTCTTATGTTTTTGATAAGAACCTAAGCATTGATGAAATTATTGAAGATGCATACGAACGTATTGGCATTCAAGGTACTTCTGGTTATCAATTAAAAACAGCAAAACGATCTTTAAATATTTTATTTTCTGAATGGGGTAATAGAGGACTTCAATTTTGGGAAGTAAAAAATCAAAATGTTACATTAGTAGATGGACAATCAGTATATACTTTTTTTAGATCACCATCTGACGGCACATCTGACGGAGTAAACACTACGTTATCCGCAGGAATAAATGCAAGTGTTGCTACAATTGGAGTAGCTTCAGTTACAGGATTTGCAACTAGTGGAATAATCACTATTGGAACGGAACAAATTTCTTACACAGGAATATCTAGTTTAAATTTAACAGGATGCACTAGAGGAATTAATGGTAGCACAGCAGCTACACACAGTACTTCTGATGCAGTTTTACAATTTCCAAATGGTATGACAGATATTCAAGAAGCAGATTATAGAGTAAAATCAACTTCTGTTGATACTCCTATGACAAAAATTAGTCGATCACAGTATCAAGGTTTTTCAAATAAAACTTCAACTGGTTTACCAACACAATATTGGGTCCAAAGATTTATAGATAAAGTTACTATGACTTTATACTTAACTCCAGGTGCAGCTCAAGATGGAAACTATATTAATTTTTATTACACAAAAAGAATTGATGATGTAGGTGCTTATACAAATGCAACTGACGTACCATACAGATTTGTTCCATGTATGATTTCAGGGTTGGCATATTACTTAGCTGTAAAATATGCACCGCAAAGAGTACAAGAATTAAAATTATTATATGAAGATGAATTGTTAAGAGCAGAAGATGAAGATGGTTCTTCTAACTCTACATACATATCTCCTAAAATCTATTACCCAGGTATTGGTTAATGACTACTTTTTCGCAAGGTAAATATGCTTTAGCAATTTCTGATAGATCAGGAATGGCATTTCCATATAACGAAATGGTTAGAGAATGGAACGGTGCTTTTGTGCATATCTCAGAATACGAACCTAAACAACCACAACTAGATCCAAAACCTACAAGTGCAGATCCACAGGCTTTACAAAGAGCAAGAACTGCAAGAACAGAATTTCCAACAGAAGATTTTTTAGTAAATAATCCTATTACAACCACAGCAGCTGATGCAACTGTTGCTGTAGCTTTTGAAAATGGTGCTATGCAAGTAAATGATTTTGTTAGATTAAGAGATGTTAAATCTCCAGTGGGTGGAGTTGCCGTGTCTACCCTACAATTATCTACAACTTTAAATGGCGCGTTAACAGATTCTGCTACAACAATTACTTTAACTGATGGTTCAGAATTTCCAACAGCAGGATTTATAGTAATTGAAAAAGTAAATAGCACTACTGGTTTTTATGAAAACGAAGTTGTTGAATATACTGGAAGATCTACACATGATTTAACTGGGTGCACTAGAGGTACAAGTGCTCCTTACAGAGGAGTGTCTCCAGAAAAAACAACCGCTACTTCGCATTTAACTGCAGCTAAAGTATTTGGAGCTTATAAAATAGCAACTCTTTCTACAAGACAAGAATTAGCAGGATATAATGATAGCGCTGGTGATCCTGCATACAACACTATTCAAACAGGTTTTACATTTGAATTAGTTAGTAATGCTAGTAGCACAGAAACAGGAGGCGGTTTGCAGTGTACAGTTGGACCGATTAATGATAGAGGTTAATTATGTCAGGAGTTAAAAAATACGATTACAGCACATTAACTACAGCAATAAGAAATTATACTGAAGTAGATGATAGTGTTTTTACGCAAGCAATTGTTGATGAGTTTATAATGGCGGCTGAGTTTAGAATTTATCAAGAACTTCCTATGGACTCTCAAAGATTTGTTCAAGAGGGTGTATTAGCAGCTGATGACAATACAATTAATTCACCAGCTGGAGCTTTATTTATAAGAGGTGTTGAAGTTTTTGAATCAACAGCTAATACTGAAGGTAATGGAAAATGGTTAGAAAAAAAAGATCAAACATATTTATCAGAATTTGTAGATAGAAAATTTGGACCCGAAGGAGAAATACAATCTCCTACAGATACTACTAATTCAGTCACAGGATTTCCTAAATACTACGCAATGTTTGGTGGTGCCGATAATACTACCGATACTTCGTCAGGAGGTATGTATGTAGCTCCTACACCAGACGCTAATTACAAATTTAGAATATATTATAACAAAATGCCAAATGGACTTGGGTCTGGTACCGGTTTTAATAATAATACATATCTAAGCACATATTTTCCACAAGGGTTATTATATGCATGTCTAGTAGAAGCATTTGGATTTTTAAAAGGTCCAACGGATATGTTGACATACTACGAAAATAGATATAAAAATGCTGTACAACAGTTTGCAGGTATGCAGCTGGGAAGACGAAGACGAGACGATTATACTGACGGAACAGTTAGAATACCAGTCAAGTCACCGTCTCCGTAAATTGAGGAGAAAAAATTATGGCAATAACATCGGCAATATGTAACAGTTTTAAAACAGAAATTTTAAAAGCTGTACACAATTTTACAGCTACTACTGGAAATGATTTTAACATAGCGTTGTACACAAGTTCTGCAACTTTAGGAGCAGGTACTACTGCTTATAGTTCATCAAACGAAATAACTAATTCATCTGGATCTGCTTATTCTGCAAAAGGAAAAGTATTAACTAGCGTTACACCAGCTTTAGATTCAACAACAGCAGTTTGTGATTTTGCTGATATCTCATGGACGTCTGCATCTTTTACAGCTAACGGTTGTTTAATTTTTAATGATACAGCAACAGGTGATCCTGCAGTTTGTGCAGTAGCTTTTGGAGGAGACAAAACAGTTTCTTCTGGAACATTCACAGTTCAATTTCCAGCAGCGGCAGCAACAACAGCTATAGTTCGAATAGCATAAGGAGTAAGTCCTTATGGCCGACCAAACAGTCGTATTAACAGGTCAACAGGCCACTCTCAATCAATCAACATGGGGGTCTCAAACCAATTGGGGTTTAGGATCTTGGGACACAGGTGGAGATGTTGTAGGCATATCCGCATTTAATGAAACTGGTTGGGGATCAGATACTTACGGCACAGAAAATTGGGGAGAAAGTAGTCTTGACGTTTCTTTATCTGGTTTAAGTTTAACTTCTGCTCTCGGAACTCCAACAATTTCTACAGAAATAAATACCGGCTGGGGTCAAGATGGTTGGGGTGTTGAAAACTGGGGACAATCTGGTCTTACAGTAGAATTAACTGCACCTAACGAACTAACTTCTTCATTACCAGATACAACATGGGGAGCTCAAGGTTGGGGAGGTTCTTCTGATGTAGGAGATGTTGGTGTTACTTGGGGTGGAGATTTTATTTTAAATGTAGCAGATGTCATGGGAGTGACAGGAGTTTCTGCAACATCTGGAATAGGTTCTCCAACAATTATATTATCACCAACAATTACATTAACAGCACCTTCAGGTTTAACATCTAATGTTGGAAATATAACACCTGGAGACATGGTTATTGGATTATCAGGTTTTAATTTAACTTCTAATGTAGGAGCAATAAGTCCAGCAGACGTTGTAGGATTAACTGGTTTAGAAGCCACAACCGCAGTTGGAGTTATTACAATTGATTCTGTTTTATTAGTTGATGTTACTGGAGTAGGAGCAACTAGTGCTGTAGGTTCTCTAATAACAGAAGTTGCTTATACTTTAACAGCACCGGCAACTTTAACGTCTGGCATAGGCTCAATAACACCTGCAGATGTCATGGGATTAACTGGTTTAGAAGCAACAACAGCTGTAGGAAATGTTGCACCATTAAGTTATTTTGATATTGATATTACTGGAAATACAAATTATAATGATATTGATATTACTGGAAATACAAATTATAATGATATTGACATAACAGGTAATACATCTTATACAGATGTAGCTTAACTGAAAAGAGCACAGGAGAAAAATTATGGCATCAACTTATACTGATCTCGGCCTAGAATTAATGGCCACTGGTGAAAACGCCGGTACTTGGGGAACAAAAACAAACGCTAACTTAAGTCTTATTGAACAATTAACTGGTGGATTTTTAGAGGTATCTATCGCAGGTTCAGGAACTCTAGCTTTAGATATAGACGATGGTGCTTTAACAGGTACAGCTCAACAAAGAGTTATTAAATTAACAGGTGCTCTTACAGGATCAAGAATTGTAACTTTCCCTCTTCTTACAGAAAATTTTTATATTATTGAAAATGCAACTACAAACGCAGAAACAGTACAAATAAAAGCAGCCTCTGGTTCAGGTGCAACAGTTACTTTTGCAACTGATGATAAGTCACACAAAATTATTTATCTTGATGGTGTAGCAACAAACACTGGTGTTTTTGATACTGGTTTTGGAAGTGGAAATGTAACGCTTACAGGAACACAAACTTTAACTAACAAAACTTTAACATCACCTAAAATTGGAACTTCAATTTTAGACACTAACGGAAATGAGTTATTTTTATTAACAGCAACAGGTTCAGCGGTTAATGAATTAACTTATGCAAATGGCGCAACAGGTGATCCAGCAACATTTACCGCTTCTGGTGAAACAAATGTTGGAATAACACTTGCAGCCAAGGGCACAGGTGTGATACAACTAGCATCAAGTATGAACCCAACAATAAGTACTACTGGTAAAACATTAGTATTTGGATTTTAATTAGGAGAAAAACATGGCAAGTGAAGCAATGAAAGTAAAAATGGTAGCAGGGGTCACTAACAGTGAAAACGATTTATTAACTGTAGCAAGTGGTCACACATACACAATATTAAATATATCTATATGTGAAACTGCAGGTGCCGCAGAAACTTTTGATTTATATATCAGAGATGATGCTGGTGCTAATGATTTTGAAATTTATTCAGATCAACCATTAGCGGCTAATGCAACGTTTGAACATACAACAAGACTTGTACTAGAAGCAGCAGATGTGCTTTCAGCTCAATTAGCGAGTGCAGGAAATGTTGATGTTGTAATTAGTTATTTAGATCAAACGTTATAATAGGAGATAAAAATTATGAGCGGACCAGTAGGAGATAATGTTCTTAGAGGATCAGGAGTCGTTAAAGCTGTTGTTGTTGAAGGTGGCTTAGACGTTGCTGATCAATGGAGACAAAATGCAAATGCTCAAATGCCAGGATCTGGAGTTGTTTTATTTGATGGAATTGCTGAACGAGTAGATACAGCTGGACAAGGAACTAGAGGTAGTGCAATGTCAGTCTCTTCAGGAGTTTGGACTTTTCCAGAAACAGGTATTTGGTCAGTTTTTGCTCAAGGTGAATTATATACTTCTAATAATGGAGATGGTTCAGTAAAACTAGGCTTAAAAATGGAAGCTACAGTAAATAATAGTTCTTATGCTGTTATTTCAGAAGGTTATGTTTGGAACCCAAGTAATCAATTTACTTACCAAACTGCACAGTGTGAAAGTTTAATTGATGTGACTGACACATCAAATGTTAAAATTAAAGTTACTGGAATTAATGGTGGAACAAATAACTCAGACAGAAATTGGTTGGGTGGTTCAACTATTAACCAAACATTTATTACATTTTTAAAATTAGGAGCAACGTAAGATGGCATTTAACGCAGAAAATTATGTTTTACCACTTGAAGATTATTTTCAATTAGCTTTAGCTGAATGGAATAAAATAGATAGTGACAATAAACAAACTTGGTGGACTTGGGAAACTCACGATGAATCAGGAAACAAAATTCCTGCAGCAGATAGAATGCAACACCAATACATAAAAGTTATTGTACCCGGTGCAGTTATTCCACCTAAAGCCGATGTTGAAGCAAAAATGTTAGAAATGAGAAATGCAGATATAGCAGAGCTTAATGCTCGAAATGATAAAACAGTATCAGGTAAAGCTAAATTAAAAGCATTAGGATTAGATGATGATGAAATTGCACAAATGTATCCTTAAGGGTAATTAATATTTTTTAAATTAAAAAATATAAAGAAAGAATAGTTATGAAGAAGTATTTTAAAGTTATTGATAATTTTATAAATCCTAGGATTTTTAAAAGATTATTAATTGGAGTAGAAAGTCAATCTATATCTTGGTTATGGAATGATCATAGTTATATTGATAAAAACCAAGAAGGAGATAATTTATGGATGTTTAGCCAAATATTATTTAATAACAGTCCTCAAACAATTCATCCGTTTTATCAAGCATTTCAAGTATTAGAAGATTTTCAAGCAGATATAATACCTTTTAAACAAGTTTTAAAATCAAAATTAAACCTTTACCCAAATCAAGGAAAAAGTATTTTACATAAAGAACACAAAGATATTAATACTGGAGAAGAAATAGATAATAAAATTATGACTTCTGTATTTAATTTTCATGACTGCAATGGTGGCACAGTTGTTAACATAAATGGTAAAGAAGAAAAAATTGATTCTAAAGCAAACCGTCTTATATTATTTGATAATACTTATCATTATGGTTACACTCAAACAGATATTCCAAGAAGGATTGTTTTAAATTTAAATGTATTAAAATAAATATGATAGAAGATGTGTTTGCAACTCCTATAGGTCAATATGAATTAGATATTGACTGTCTTGAATTAGAAAGATATATTTTAAATATGAAAGAAAAAGATTCTAAAGGTAGAACTATTAGTAATGTTGGCGGATATCAAAGTAATCCTTTAGATTTAAATGATAAAAATTTTAAAGTATTTTTAGATAAATTATTATTAAAATTAAAAGAGTATAGTTCAATATTTGAAATTTCTTTAAACACAAAAATACATGATTATTGGTTTAATATTAATAATCTTAAACATGGTAATAAACTTCACAATCATAGTGGTGCATTTTTATCAGGAGTTTTTTATGTTAAGATTCCAAAAAATTCTGGAAAATTATATTTTCAAAACGTAAAAGCATCACACGATAATTGTTTTAAATCAAAAACATTAAATACCTATAATAAATATCGAAGTAATTATTATAACATAACACCTAAAGAAAACCTGTTAGTTTTATTTCCTGGTTGGTTAGATCATTTAGTAGAAAGCAATAATAGTAATGAAAATAGAATATCAATATCTTTCAATACGGTGATAGAATAATATGAATGAAGCTCAATTATATGGAATCTTTCCTACTCCAGTAATGATTGCGCATTATAAAAAAATAAATGAAGTTTTAGATGTTGTAAAACAAATGCCAGAAGAAAAATTAAATATTACTGGTTATTTTGGAACTATGGATTATGAAATTTTAAAAAATCCTAAATTTGATGATTTAAATAAATTTATTTTAGATGCTTTAAAAGTTTATGTAGCAAATGTTTATAAGTATGATTCTAAATTATATATTACTCAATCTTGGATTAATAGAAACAAAAAAGGAAAGGGTCATCATGAACATATTCATTCAAACAGTATTATATCCGGAGTTTTATTTTTAGGTGATACAACAACTTTAAAAGAAGGAGAAAAATTTCCTCCTATTAAATTTTCAAAAGATACACTTAATGCTTTACAACTTCCTTTATTAAATGATGATAAAAAAACTTATGAAGTAACCTCATTTAATAATCCTTATCACGCTTTTGATTTTTATCCTGGAAATTTAATGTTGTTTCCAAGTTCTTTACGTCATAGTGTTCCTAATAATGAAAGTAGTGGAGATAGATATTCACTATCTTTTAATACTTTTTGTACAACTTTAGGAGACAAAACTCAGCTTAATCTTTTAAATATTCCTGTAGCTAAAATTTAAGAATTGAAAAATCTTTCAATCTAGTATAAATACAAAGCAAGTAATATAATGGAGTTATATGCTACAAAAATTAGGTTTTGCACCCGGATTTAATAAACAAGTTACGGAAACTGGAGCTGAAGGGCAATGGTTTGATGGGGATAATGTACGTTTTAGGTACGGAACTGCTGAAAAAATAGGTGGTTGGTCCCAATTAGGACAAGATAAGCTTACAGGAGCTGCTAGAGCGTTACATCATTGGGATAACAATGCCGGTATTAAATATGCCGCTATTGGAACTAATAGAATTCTGTATGTATATTCAGGTGGAACCTATTATGACATACACCCAATTAGAGAAACTTTAACAGGAGCTAAGTTTACTAGTACATCTTCATCAACAACAGTCACGGTAACATGTACCGGAGCCCATGGTTTATTAGAAGATGATATTGTTTTGTTTGACAGTGTAACCGGAGTACCGGCAGGATCAACTTACAGTAATGCAACTTTTGAAGACATAAAATATATGGTTACTTCTGTTCCAACAGCCACTACTTTTACAATTACAATGGCTACTCAAGAAACAGGGACACCGTTAACTACAAGTGACGGTAACAGCACTTCTATTCTTTGTTACTATAACGTAGGGCCTTCGCAACAATTAGGTGGCTTTGGTTGGGGTACAGCACTATGGGGTGGTACAGCTAACGGACCAGCAACTTCTACATTATCAACAACGCTTCCAGACGATGCTACTACGACTGTAGTATTAGCAAACACTTCAGCCTTTCCTGCTTCAGGAGAAATTAGAATTGGATCAGAAGATATAAGTTTTACAAACAATGACACGGGAACAGGGACCTTAAGTGGAGGAGCTAGAGCAGTTAACGGAACTACAAGAGCAGCTCACACTGGAGGTGCTACAGTAACTAATATATCAGACTTTGTTGCATGGGGAGAAGCTTCTTCTTCTGACTTTACAATTGATCCGGGTTTATGGATTTTAGATAACTATGGAACAAAATTAATTGCTCTTATATATAATGGTGCATGTTTTGAATGGGACGCATCTCCGTCAAACGCAACATCAATTAGAGCTACAATTATTCCAAACGCTCCAACTGCATCGCGTCATGTATTGGTATCTACACCAGATAGACACTTAGTATTTTTTGGAACAGAAACAACAGTAGGCAATAGTGCTACACAAGACGATATGTTTATAAGGTTTTCTTCGCAAGAGAGTATTGATCAAACAGATTCGTATACAGTTAGAGCTAACAATACTGCAGGCACACAAAGATTAGCAGATGGTTCTAGAATTATGGGAGCTATTAAAGGTAGAGATGCAATTTACGTTTGGACAGATACTGCATTATTTCTTATGAAATTTGTTGGCCAACCTTTTACTTTCTCGTTTGAACAAGTAGGAACTAACTGTGGACTGATAGGTAAAAATGCTTGTGTTGAAGTAGATGGTACAGCTTATTGGATGTCAGAAAATGGATTCTTTACTTACGATGGTCAATTAAAATCACTACAATGTTTAGTAGAAGATTATGTTTATGACGATATAAATTTTACATCTAGAGATTTAATAAATGCTGGATTAAATAATTTGTTTGGTGAGGTAACTTGGTTTTATTGCACAGCAGGATCAGACGTTGTTAATAGAATGGTAACATATAATTATTTAGATTCTCCTGTATTTAAAAGACCTATATGGACAACCGGTAGTTTACCGCGTGCAGCCTGGCAAGACTCAGCAGTATTTAATAAACCACACGCAACTTATTATAATCCAGATAGTAATACTTCTTATGATGTTATTGGTAATACGGATGGATGTACAATATACTATGAACAGGAAACAGGGACCGATCAAATCGATGCGGGTGGAGTAACTACGGCAATTCTTGGCACAATTACTTCTGGAGATTTTGACATTACACAAAAAAGAGCTTCTACAGGAGCGGTTGTAGGAATGCCAGATCTTAGAGGAGATGGAGAATTTATAATGAGAATTAGCAGATTTATACCAGATTTTATTACACAAACAGGATCTACTCGAGTTAGTTTTACTACTCGAACGTATCCAAATAGTTCTTCAAGTACTTCAAATTTTGATATAACATCAAGTACAACTAAAAAAGATACAAGAATAAGAGCTCGGTCAATAGCTTTAAAAGTATCTAATACGGCAGCAAGTCAAGATTGGAAACTTGGTACGTTTAGATTAGACATACATCCTGGGGGAAGAAGATAATGGTAGCATTTTATAACAAAGCTGATCAAGAACTTTACAAAGACTATCAATATCTCCCACAAGAACAATATAGATTGGGTCTTAATTTACCAACAAACACAAACACGCAAGCAGAAGCTGTTAATACTGCATTTGGTATACCAGCAACTAATGCTTTTACAGGTAGTGGTTATGGTGGCAACTTAACAGGCGGTAATGCTTTTGGATATGGAAGCGCAGTTAATCCTGTAGCTTTAGGCAGCTACGATGATCCAAGTTATTTTGGAGGACTTCCTGGTAATGTTCAACAATCCGGTATTCCCCGTAATTTTATGTATGACATGGATCCTAATTATGAAGGTGATGACTTTATGACTGCGTACCAAATGACGACAGGTAAAAATAAAGAACTGCCGGGGTTTGCTAATTTTGCGTTGAGTTTTTTACCAGGCGGTAATTTTCTTAGAGGTAAAATAGAACAAGGTTTAAATGATCCTAGACTAGGTCAACCTAATTACAGAATAGGTGGAATGGATAATATTCAGAAAGGTCAATACAATATGCTAGCAGGTCAAGGTATGTTGTTTGACGGCCCTGGTGGCGTAAAAACTTTAACAGGTAAAAACTTTGCAGGTAAAGGTTATCTTGAAGGTCAGATAGATATTTACAATAAAGAATTTACAAAATCAGATGGAACTATGATGACTGAAGAAGAAATAACAGATTTAATAGCTAAAACAAAAGCAGACCCAAGAAAACAGTTTAAATATAAACAAATGTTAGAAGCGTCTGCAATGTATAAAACAAATAAAGCACAAGAAAAATTTGCTGCAGAACAAAAAGCAAAACAAGAAGCAGCAGCTCTACAGGCTTTTGAAGATCAAAAAGCTAGGAGTGGTATTACTTCTGGTGCTAATGATGGTAGATATGAAAATATAGATAATAGAGACAGAGGGGGTCAAGGTGCTTTTGCAGAAGATAAAACTTCAATGAGAAGTGCGGGAAGATCTTATCGAGATGCACAAGGTAATGTTGGTTATTCTAGAGGCAGAAAAGATGGTGGTAGAATTGGATATAAACATGGAGGACTAGCAAGTATATTATAATGGCAAAAATTGTACAATCATTAACTAGAGCTGAAGAAGAATATAGCAGACAAAATTTACAATCATTAGTTAGAGATCTTGATGGTGTAATAACGAAATTAAACTCTTCATTTCAAGATGAAGTTAAACAGGAGATAGAAGCTAAAAGTTTCTTTATGGAATAATGGCAGTAGTAAACCAATATAAATTTTACGGTAAAACAACAACAGCTGCAGAGACTGTAACAATGCTTTCTCCATCTGTTAATGAAACTATTATTATAAAATCTTTAAGAGTTACAAATAAATCAGGTTCTAATACGCCAACTGTAACTATTAAAAACAACGCATTTGAGATAGTAAATACACAAACACTAGTAGCTGCTACAAGTGTAGAGATATTAACTTTACCTTTAATTGTAGAAGGTGGGACTGTATTATCTTATACTACAGCTGGCACGGTATCTGATGGTGTCGTATTTGGTATTAGTTATCTCAATATATTAAAGGAGAAAATAGACTAATGGAAATAAAACAAGCAAAAGTAGAGACAACTTATAGACACAAAGAAACTGGTGAGCTTTTTAAGGAAAGAAAAGACTGGGAAAGCAGAGGTTTTAAGAATGAGGATATGGCACAAGATGTAAAAGTCATCATGCCTCCTCTTGATTTGTTAGCAAAAACCAAGTAAACATAAGAATTAAGGTAAAATTATGGCAATATCTAGAATGCAAGAACCGCAGCAAATCCAATCAGGAATAGGATCTTTACAAGATCCAAGACAAGGTTACTTTTTAGGTAAGATTGTAAAGAAAGCTACTAGAGGTATTAAAAAAATTGCTAAAAGTCCTATAGGTAAACTAGCCTTACTTGGTGGAGGAGCTTACTTAGCTGGTGGATTTATGCCTGGCGGAGGCGGACTTACTGGTGGTTTAGGAAATTTTAGAAACCTTGGTAGTGGTATTAGTGGTTTGTTTAGAGCACCTCTTACAAGAGGAGCTACTGATAAAGGTGGTTTTTTAAGAAGTTTAATTAGAGATAAAGATGGTACATTTAATTTAGGTAGAGCAGCATTAACAGGACTAGCTGGTACAGCTTTAGCAGCTCCATTTTTTATGGGTGGCGATGATGAAGAAGAGGAAGATATAGAAGTTATGGATGTTGCAAACATTAGAAACATGGCAAGAGATTATTACAGAGATCCTACTGGAAGCTCTTTATCGTTCATGCCACAAAAACAATTTGTACAACCTAATTTTTATGCAGCAGCTGGTGGTAGAGCAGGATTAATGAATGGTGGTGATGCAAGTAATGCACAAGCAGAACAAATGCTTATGGCAGAATTTGTTAAATACAAAAATAAAGGTGGCACATTATCTTTTAAACAATTTGTAAAAGCAGTAATGCAACAGCAACAAGCACCTGAAGGTGCAGGTATGGAACAACCACAAGAAGTTATGATGGCTGCTAATGGCGGACCAGTGCCAGGATCTACAGTGCCTGGATATACAACACCAGCAGGATATAATAAATTTGATTATAGATCAGGTGGTGTAAGAGTTAAAGCCCAAGAAGGTGGCATTATGGAAACTGAATCATCAGAAATGATTGACATGGGTGGTATGGAAAAAGATTTTAGAAACGAAGGTGGTTTTGTAGCGTTAGGTGGTAAAGAAAGAGCTGACGATGTGCCTGCTAGACTATCAAAAAATGAGTTTGTATTTACAGCAGATGCTGTT